AAAAGTAAATAAAATGGCAAGAAAAAGATATAATAGTAAACCTTTGCCAAAAGCTGAAAAAGGAAAGATACATATAGTCAATATGTCATCTTATACAAGACCTGAAATAAAAGAGCAATACAATAGGGATTGGGTAGAGTACGGAGACGACAACAACTATTTTAATTATCTAATAGATAGATACAATGGAAGTGCCACAAACAATGCTGCAATAAATGGTATAGCAGAAATGATATACGGTAAAGGAATAGATGCTGTTGATAGTAAAGAGAAAGAAGCTGACTATATAGAAATGAAAGAACTCTTTACTAAGTCTTGTATGAAAAAAGTATGCTATGACTATAAAATGATGGGTCAAGCTGCAATTCAGATAATCTATTCTAAGGACAGAAAAAAGATTGTACAAGTAGAACATATACCTGTAGAGACGTTAAGGGCAGAGAAAGCAAATAACAAGGGTGAAATACAGGGTTATTACTATGCTAAAGACTGGTCAGAGGTTACTTTTAAAAGTCAACCTAAAAGAATACCTGCATTTGGAACAAGTAATTCAGGACTAGAGATATTATATATCAAACCCTATAGAGCTGGATTTTATTATTATTCTCCAGTAGATTATCAAGGAGGTTTACAATATGCCGAATTAGAAGAAGAGATAGCGAATTATCATATAAATAACATACAGAATGGTCTTGCTCCAAGTATGCTTATTAACTTCAATAATGGTGTTCCTACAGAAGAACAAAGGTCTCTTATAGAACAAAACATTCAAGAAAAGTTTAGTGGTTCTTCTAATGCTGGTAGATTTATATTGGCATTTAACGATAGCAAAGAGCTGTCTGCAAGTATTGAGCCAGTGATACTAAGTGACGCACATGAGCAATACAAGTTCCTTAGTGACGAATCTATGAGAAAAGTTATGGTATCTCACAGAATTGTATCGCCTATGCTTGTAGGTATAAAAGACAATACTGGACTAGGTAATAATGCTGAAGAATTACAAACAGCATCTTTACTTATGGATAATACAGTTATAAGACCAATGCAAGTTACCATATTAGACGAATTAGAAAAAGTATTAATGTATAACGGAATCGAATTAGATATATACTTTAAAACACTACAACCTTTAGAGTTTACTGACCTAACTAATGCTATAACAGATGCAGAAATAGAAAAGGAAACAGGAATAAAAAAAGATGATAGTGAAGTAATAGAAGAAGAATCCATAAATATAGAAGAATAATGGCAACAGCACTATTTATAAAAAGGTCAGATTTAGTTAAAAACACTGCGTTAAATTCAAATGTAGATACAGATAAGTTTATACAGTTTATTAGTTTGGCACAAGAAATACATATACAAAACTATTTAGGTACAGATTTATACGATAAAATTAGTGCCGATATAATAGCAGGAACATTAACTGGTGATTATTTAGATTTAGTAAATGATTATATACAACCTATGCTTATACATTTTGCTATGGTGGAATACTTACCATTCGCTGCTTATTCTATATCAAATGGGGGTGTATATAAGCATAACTCTGAAAACAGTCAGATAGCTAATAAAGAAGAGATAGATTTCTTAATTCAAAAGGAAAGAGATTTTGCTGAGTATTATGCTCAAAGATTTATAGATTACATGACCTATAATGCACCATCAAAGTTTGATGAGTACTATAGCAATTCTAATCAAGATATTTACCCAGATAAAGATACAGGATTTCACGGATGGGTATTATAAAAAGGAATTACAAACCTAAAGAGGTTAACGTAAAAAAATTATTAACTTATTTAAAAAAGAAAGATAATGGCAAACACAATAAATTGGGCAGAGATATATTGTAGCACTAATTTTGGTGATACAGCAAACGAGAGTACTTTACATATTGATTCACAACCAACTTGTTTTGAATAATGGCTACACTTTCAGGAAATAAAATAAAAGATACTTATCAGTCGCTTGTAAAGTTCTCTGATAATGGAAACATAACGGTTGGTGCAAAACAATTAACTGATGGTTTTGGTAATAACTCACCTATGTTTGTGTCTACAACACAAGTAGGAATAGGAGTAACACCAGAAGCAGGATTAAACCTTCACGTCTTTGGAGATGCTAAAATAGGTAGCAATCTAACAGTAATAGGAAATCTAGTAGTTGAAGGAAGCACTACAACAGTAGGAACAGATACATTAACGGTAAAAGACCCTTTAATTGTATTGGCAAACAATAACACCTCTACAGACGCAGTTGACATAGGTTTTTATGGCAAATATACTCCTTCAGGTACTACACTATACTCAGGACTGTTTAGAGAAGCTCTAACAGGTAAATACAGGTTATTTAAAGGATTAGAAGACGAACCTACTACAACAGTAAACACAGGTGGAACAGGATATGCTGTAGCTACGTTAGTTGCTAATTTAGAAGGTAATCTTACAGGTAATGTAACAGGAGGTTCAATAACAGCTACTACAGGTTTATTTACCGATAATGTAAATATAGCTGGAACATTAGTTATAGATGATGAATTAACTATTGAAGGTTCTGCTTTTGGTAGAATAGAAATAGGAGGAGTTTCAGGTGGTTATATAGATTTAAAAGCACCTAATTCAGACGACTATGATTTAAGATTAATCACTAGCGTTGGAGGTGCTGAATTATTATCTATAGATACATTAAAGTTTTATACAGGTGCAACTACAGATTTAGCATTTACTATTGATGCAAGTCAAAATGCTACTTTCGAAAATAATGTTACTATTCCAGAAACTCCTACAGCAGATACTCACGCAGCTTCTAAAGGATATGTAGATGCAGCAGTAGAAGGACAAGATACTTTAGCTGAAATACTTGCTAATGGTAATACTTCAGGTGCTAATGACATTATAATGGCAGATGACCAAAGAATAAATTTTGGAACTTCTAATGCCTTAAATTTAAGATGGAGTACAACTGCTGCCTCAGGACAAGGTGCTTCAATAATAGATTCAAATAGAATATTTATTGAAACTAACTTTTTTCAATTAAATTCCAGAACTGGAGAAAGTATGATAAGAGCTACAGGTAATTCGGATGTAGAGCTTTATTATGATAATTCAAAAAAACTTGAAACAACAAGTACAGGTGTAACGGTTACAGGAAATATAAACATAGGAGACAATAATAAAATTTTATTAGGAGATAGCGACGATGTTGAAATGTATTTTGATGGTGCTACTCAGTTTGGTATAATAAACGATACTGCTGGAGGAAGTATATTTTTAAGGTCTGATAGTTTTTTGTTTAGAAATGATACTGACCAATTTTATTCATTAAGTTCTACTACTCACACATTTAAAAGTTCAGGTACTACAAGATTAACTGTAAACTCAACTGGAATTGATGTAAATGGAAATATAAATGTTTCTAGTGATTTAACAGTAGATACAGACACTTTATTCGTAGATGCTTCAGAAGATTCTGTTGGTATTAATACAGCTAATCCAAGTTCTTATAGTAAACACGAGTTAGTAGTAACTGCTCCAGATGATGGAGGTGTTACAATAGCTAGTGCGACAGATGAAGCTGCATTTTTAGACTTTTCAGATGGTTCTGGTTTAAAAAACTTTATTCGTGTTGACCACGATGGAGATATATTTGGTTATAATTCTTGGGGTTCACATTTCTTTTCGATAGGAGAAGGAGTTCCTTCTTTGACTTTAACTAGTGCTGCTGCGACTGTACACGAAAATTTAATTGTAGAAGGAAACGTAGGAATAGGAACTGATTCGCCTGATGCTCGTTTTTCTGTTGTTACTGCAACTGCAAACAGTACAGCATCAAGAATAGGTGGTTTAGAATATTCAGGAACTCAAAGAGGTTTGACTATTAAAACTTATCAAAGTGCAGGAGGAGATGACTGTGGTGTAGAATTTAATGCAGCAGAAGGGCTTTCAGGATATGGCTCATTTATATTTAAAGCTGATACAGCAGAAAGAATGCGTATAGATAGTTCAGGAAACGTAGG